TCGGCTCACCGAATGCGTTTTCTGTGGTGACCTTTTCCTTGAGCGTCACTGTGCGATCCATCCTGCCAGCTCTCATTACTCAAACTCCGTATGCACAACATAATTTCTTAACAGGGAGTCAACTACATCCTCAATTTTATTCACCGAAAGACCTATAACTACTTGCCCTCTGTTATTATAAGCGTCCTCAAGTTTCACAAGTATGGCATCCTTGATGTTCTCCGGCACCGCTACGGCCAGACCATACCCGCACACGAAAACTATCTTGATCGGCTTGTCGGTGTAGAGGGTTCCAGACGGCCATGATTCATTCGGCTGTAAAATAATCCGGCCAGGCTCGGAGACAATATCCACATCCGCAGTGGAAAGTGTTTCATCATAATCGTCATCATCTGAAAGTCGGTATGTTACCACTGCCGATTGCAGGGGAGGGTAAGGGATTTTGATATATCTTTCTGTGGGCCACTCGTTGAGATAGTAGGTCAAAGTCTGGGTGATAAATCTCCGGCCTGTCTCAAACTCGCACTGTGTCCTCACACCTTTTATATTACGGGTAAGCCAACCGTCTTCGGTGGTGTATGCCACCGCCTCTGCTACCGTTGTAGCCAGTCTGAGGTGTAGCTTTGTCTCAGTCAATGAAACACATTCAGTCGCTGGAGGTATTGTAATTGTTATTATCATGCCGTTATCTCACTTATGCGTTCAAATAATACCCGCCACCGACCACCGACCTCCACATTACCGTCACATCCGCAACCATGCCAGTTCCCGCCGTACCGCCGCCGATTGTAAGCTGAATCTTCGAGGTGGAAGCTGTTACAGACGGCCCCCGATATACATGGAAGAAGTTCCCGGTCAGATTCGCCTTTGCTCCGTCGGCTGTGGAAAGAATCTCAATCGGTGTTCCGTCATCCGTGGCAAGTGATATGCCGGTGAAGGTCGCAACTGCTGAAAGGTCGTCTGGGACATGGACAATTACCGCGTCAATGAAGAGATTCTGCGTTGTCGCGGTCATTACATCGTATGCCGCCGCCGCCTGTGCGAGTGAAATCTGTTTATAGTTTATGGTAGTTCCGGGCATGTAGGACTTGGGAACCCAAGCGTATCCGTTGTAGATCCACATCAGGCCGGTGTTTTGCTCAAAGAAGGTCGCGCCGTTCTGCGTGTTTGTGGTCGGTTTGGTATCTGTGGAAAGTCCTATAAAGCGGTTTTCTAAACTGCCGATTCTGGTTAATGCCATGATATCCTCCATTACTTTTTAAGAGGGCGGGGGCGGCCCGGAAAGGGTAGGCCACCCCCTGGGGTGTGTTCTATGCCTTCGTAGCTGCTCCAGCGGTTGGGGTTGCATAACATACATACATTCTTGTACGTCCGGCTGTCCCTGTACCCACTGAGGTTACAACGCCGATAATGTTTCGTGCGGCTGCCGAATAGAGTTTCCTTTGTTCACTCACAATATAAGCACCAGCCAACCCACCAGGATGTTCAATGTTATTGATTTCGCCGGCGAGAAGCGCGGTTGCCTTCAGATTGGTTGCCTCAAAAAAGCCATTGTCATCATCCGCGTCACCTACGATCATGCTTGCTGAAGTGCTTGCCGTCCATAGGGCTTGTCCATCCACGCCAATGTCTATGATTCGTGATCCGGCTGGGAGGGCAATCGTTCCGGTATATGTTCCAGCACCCGCCTCAGTAAACAAGACCTCTGCCATAACAGTCTGATACGCTGCCGCCGCGATACTGGCGCTCTTGTTAAGTTCTGCCGCCGTTGCGGTGAGGTCGGTCATAGCAAGTGTCGATTCATCCACGGTAGTGTCGCCGATTGTGAGGGCGCCTCCGCTTTCAACTTCGATCTTGCCACCATCAGCGACTACAAAAGTGTCGCCTCCGTCTTTTCTGTATGTCTTCGGAATATATGTAGTATCTGCCATTTTTCAATCCTCTATCCGGTGGTTGCCCCGACGTGGCCCGGATAAGACCACGTCGAGTACCCTACTTAAAGGGCCGGGTTAGTGTTATATTGCCGGAACATCCAGGCCGTGGCTTTTGATGACCATTGCGCTCTGAAGCATCGTCGGGCCGGTGCCTTGTTCGTCGAGTTTTACTTTTAGGAACCTTTTGCCGCCAACATACCCGCAGGAGTAAATCTGCGAATCTTCATTTGCATTATCATCCATCGTAAAAACAACCCCACTTGCGGGCGTTACGCCAAGGACATCCGCTGCCGCTACGTTTGCGTAATCGCCAGCCGAGCCTGTCCCGTCGTCATCGGCATGCTGAAGTGTGCAGGTCCAATAATTCGACCCACTTGTGGTAGCTGACACCCCACAGTGCCAAATCACAACAGCACTATTGAAATCAGCAAGATCCACAACAGTTTCCATGCTTTCACCGTCAGCTAATGAAACCGGATCTAGCACTTTTGTAAAAGCCAAGTTATTATAAAGATCTTTCATTGTGTTTACCTCCTTAAAACTTATTGAATGGGGGTATATTTCAACCCCCGGTTAATGTTAAGTAGTGGCTATCCTCAGGGTCTTGATTGCCTCATAAAGGACTATGCCTCCTCCAACGCGTTTGGTCGTATAGAAGAGAACATATGGCTTGCTGGAATAAGGATCACGCAGAACCCGGATACCGAATCGGTCGAGAATCAGATAAGCTCTTTTGAAGTTTCCGAAGTAGAGGGGATAGTTCCCGGCGTCGATATCTTCCACGTTATCGTCAGTGACAACAGGATAACCCAGCAGAGTATTAGGAGCGCCAGCCTCAAGTCCCGGCCTCCAGATATAGTTCCCTTCGCCATCCTTGAACTTCCTGATAACGCCATTGGTTGTACGGTTCATCAACCAGGATGATCCGTTGAGGTAAATCGAACTAAGGGCATCGGTAAGATCAACCAGTTTGTCAGCGTTGTTCAGCAGGGTAGCGTGACCACCGGCGATATATCCCATTTTCCCCCACGCATAAGAAGCATTCGCAACTTTCGTGTATGCGTCAAGGCCCTTCGGTTTTTCAACACCGTTACCGTTGATAAAGGCATCGCCTTCCTCTTCTGCAAAATCAATGGCAACCTCGTTACCGAGCCATGCGGCGATGTCGATATAACTGTCATCGAGAAGTTTCTGAGTTGCGGCAGGCATCGCGTAGATCTCTTTGGTGTTGATTGCGATTTCTACCAGACTCGGAGAATCGGTTTCAGCTCTCGCTCCCTTTTCACCAACCCAGCCAGTCGAGGCTCCGCCCTGATTTACCAGTTTCTTGTAGGTGTCAGTCCCAATACCCATCACGGTTGCAAGTCCACGCATTGCGGAAACTGTACCGGCGACGCGGTCAATAGTAGCCGCCATTTCTTCAGGTACGGTAAACCCTCCAGCAGTGTCGTCGAGGGTAGACGCGTTCGCCTGTATCGCCAACTCTGCAAGATTTCCTTCCGCGCCTTTACGGAACCAACTCTCAAAGCCGGTCTTGTATTCTGCTTTGGCTTTGTCGATCTCGGAAGTCCCGCCACCGAAAGCACCCCGGCCCGCTACCGCTTCAAGGGCTTCGAGCTGCGATTTCATTTCGACGATCTTCGCCATTTCAGCGTCGATCTTTTCCACCTTATCCGCAAGCAGCGGGTCAGCGTGGCCTTTCGTCTCAATTTCTTTGAGGCGTATGTCATTCTCACCTTTGAAGGTTTCAAAGGTTTTACCAAGAGCTTCTATAATCTTTTTCAGTTCGTCCATTTCTGTATCCTCCTATGATTTCATTATATTGATAATTCGTTCTACCTCTGCCTGTATTCCCTCAACATCGCGCTGAGAGTTGCCATTACTGCCTCGCGCAGCTATGGACTTCGCGAAAGATCGACTTGCACCTGCATCACGCAGGGCTCGCTCAATCTCTTGTTTACTTAATGTATCCCCTTCCCGGTCGCCAGCTTCCAGATCGTTAGGGACGTTTGCGTAAATGGAAAGGTCAAACTTCGCCTTTGCCGCTCCAGTATCAAGGATGGTGTCAATTAGGCCACGGTCTTGGGCCTCTGCCGCAGTAAACCATGTTTCTTCTTTCATCATGCTTTTGAGTTCACGTTTTCCAATGCTTGACTTGTCGTAATAAATATCAAGCATATTCCCACCGATCTTCTGAAGGATGTCTGCTATTTCCCGAAGTTCGTATTGATTGCCAGCGGTCAACACCCAGGGATCGTGGATCATTAACATGGTGTTCTTGTGGGCCTGTACTTCATTCCCAGCCAGAGCAACAACCGAAGCCATTGACGCGGCCATTCCTTCTATTTTTGTGGTGACATGCGCCGGATGTTCGCATAGGGCATTAAAGATAGCCACCCCATCAAACACATCCCCTCCAGGAGAGTTGATTCTAACTGTGATATTCTTCGCCGTGATGTTTCCAAGGGCCCGGACCAGATCAAAGGCGTCATTGTATGGCCAGCCGATCACATCATAAATTATGATCTCCTCGCTATCCTCGTCACTCTTCGCCTCTATTCTGTACCAATCCGGCTTTTCAAGAGACTTGCCCCAGTATCGGGCCGCTGCGTCTGCATTCTTTTCGCTTCTATAAGCCAGCTTCATGCGTTGTTACCTCCATCACTTGGCTTGGGTTCTTGTTTCATACTTGAGGTCCGTGTTCGATACTCGCCACCGCCCTCATAAGGATTCATATCAAGTAAATCTCTGCACTCGTTAGGAGATAAAATCTCTTTATCTATGCCTACCGCGAAAGAGTCCATCTGTTCTTTAAAACTTCCCCTCTGTAGCCCCTGCGCGGCAAACTTCGCATATTGAGTCTTCCTTTTCGCTGTCGGTATCAGGTCGCGGGAAATTGCCTTTTCTATTGGTACGATCCAAGGCATCAGGGCATAGATAATAAAACCGATTGAGAACTGCTCTGCGCTTGCATACGTAGGAGTTTTAGATTCTGAGGAAATGATTGTCAGGGGCATCCCAAAGAAGATATCAACGATCTCCGCTTTCTGATACTTGCGAAGCTCAATGAATTGTGAGTCTTTGGGGTCAATGGTTATCTTCTGCGCCTTCATCCCATCTTCGAGCAGCATCATGCGGTGAGATTTTCCAAGGCCGCTGTATGATTCTGCCAATGAGCTTTTCAGGTCTGCTTTTATTTTGGGGTCAACTTTGCCAGGGTGCTCGACTATCATTCCTGGATGCGTTCCGCTGCCAAAGTATCGCGCCCCAAACTCTTCAGAAGCCAATCCAAGGGCAATAGATTCTCGTATGTACTGGATGGGGTTGACTCCCATAAATCCGTTGATGGTCATCCCGCGTAGGTGCATGATCTGGGAGGCTGGAACATCCATCAAGGTCCCATCTGGATATTTTAATGTATAAACGAGCTGGTATTTCTCATTCTGCTTGACTTCGTGGACAATGCCCGGCGCAAGAGGGATCAATTCTTTCACGGGGCCGGTAAGGGAGAGGCCCCTGTTTTTCAGGGCAAAGAAATTCCCCCTCAATGCGAGGTGGTTCATGGCCATGCCCCAAAACTCCGGGGCGGTCATCCATTCATTCGGCTGGTCGTGTAAGAGAAAATAGAGAGAGTCGTCAATCAGTTTTGTGCGGTTTTTACCGTCCGTTTCCATCAAGTGACAGGGAAGCATGCCGATTACGCGGGAAAGAGCATTGACGCATGAATAAACGGTTGCCTGCCTCATCGCTGAATCGCTTGAAACAGACACGCCAGAAGAGGTTGACCCGCCGCCGAAGACAGACATAATCATGCGTTCAAGTTCCTGCGGGTGCATTGCTTGAGGCCGTACCATCCGAGCGACTATACCCATTACTTATCCTTCATCAAGTAGCCGATAATCATAAACAGGGGACCGCATACCACGAAGGCCCAGCCCTGACCTTTGAGGAGGTAGAGACCATATCCAAGCATTCCAATCCCGCCAAAAACAAGGACATCTCGGACATCAAACCAAGACCACAATGCTCTTAGAAATTCCATGTTGTTATTTTGAAGTATTTTTTGATGGTTTACAAGACAATTTTTTGTGAAAATGTTAGCTTACGTTAGCTAAGGTTACAGTTTTTTGTGCTCGAGGATAGATTTGCGGGTAATTCTTATCGCCTTATCGATTTTATATGCCTCTAAATGCTTCTTCTTAATCCAAAGATAGATGGTCTTGCGAGTAACTGAGAAGTAATTAGCAACCTCATCGGGCCGGAGTAGTGCTTTGTCTGGTAAGTCAGTCATAGTCACCCTTTAATTATAAATGAAAAGTTACATGATGGACAGGTTATCTTACCATCTGATTTACCCCAAAAACCTATCTTACAGTTGGGGCATTGATGTCCTTTGCCCTTTTTAATGT